TGCCCCAGCGGGGACAGACGTGATTGTAGCAGTTTCTGCGCTAGTTGCCGAGGCTGAACCACCGCTATTCGTTTCAGTCTGACGCACAGAGACTTTAGTACCAACGTCAGCCTCAACCAAGGTGTAGGTGCTAGAGGTAGCCCCTGAGATAGCAACACCATCACGCAGCCATTGCCATGTGGTCGTAGGCGTAGGAGTGCCAATAACGACAGGTGCCGATGTAGCAGTCAGCGTAGCGCCTTGGTTGGTGCTCCCTGAGATACTAGGGAGACCGAAGACCAAAGGGCTAGTGACAGACGCCTCCTCAATGCCCTCGTCACCAAGGTCATCAGCCCAGACACGGAAGGTCTTGACCGTTCCCATGTAGTCAGACGCAAGCTGTAGGTTGGTAGACGACAGGTCAGGCAGAGCCGTGGTCGCAACCCCTACCGACGAAGTCCCATCCCATGCCAAATTTATCCCGGCGTTTGTATTTCTGAAGGCTACATTGTAGGGAGTTAAAACCCCTGCGTCATAAACACCAGTGCCGACATTTGAAAACACAGAGTTTCCACCGCCTGTTGATAGGTATTGGGTGTTAAATACGCGACCAGTGTATCCACCGTTTGTGGCTATGCCTGTTCTGATGTAATTAACTGCGGCATTCCAAAGGACAAGCCTCACATCAGAGCCATCATCTGCAAAGGTAGTTTTCCCATCCATCTGGATAGACACGGCGAGGGGGTTGATCTCGCGGACGGAGATGTCCTTTAACCAAACCACCTCACCTGCACCCATGTTAATGATGCGAAAGGTTTCGTTTGAACCATCAGCAGTAAACACTACAGAAAAAGGTTCAAAGTCAGTGTTTGTGACCGTTTTGGTTTCAGACGAAAAAGCTGAGACGACTGTTAGACCGGCACCTCCACCGCTGCTTATTTTTGTCTGTCCAGTGATCTGGTAGACGACGCCAGAGGTTAAGTTTGTAGTCAGCGCAGCAGCATCTGTCAGCGTCAGTGATGCACCAATAGAGGTGTCAACAAAAGTAAATTTTAGTGCGTCTCCATCCACCTCAATTGTGTTGGACCCTGCTTGCACCCAGTCAGCAGGTTCACTTGCGTTATCCACCAACTCAGGCCCAATCACGACAGGCGAAGGCCACGGCAGGTTAGCCGCTGGGATCGTCAGGGTATCAGCAGCGCGGGTGGCTGTTCCGCCGGATGTGGGGATGTAGCTGGAGGGGGTGGGGGCCGAAGCCCCAGTGCTGCCTTGCTCTAGTTGTGCACCCCAGACATAAACTCCATATCCAGTTGTTCCGGCAAAAGATTGGCTAAGGTCCGCCAGAGCTGTTGCTACAAACAAACTTCTACTTGTTCCGGTAGAGGCAGAGGCAGCGATAGAGCAACGATACCATCCATTTCCCACCGGTTCTACGGTCGGACCTCCGACTAGAGTTGCCCCTACCCCGTCAGAAGTCCCAATGCTGCCATCAGACAAGTTTACCCAAAAACGCCTATATCCACCCGCCGCAAAATCTAGTGAGACACGCGCCCATGTTCTTTCTGCGGATTTTAGATAAACCGACCCTGAAAAGACTGTTGTTGATGCGTTAGTAACGCTTTCGATAATATTGTGCGGGGAACTAGCTGTATCCTCTTGCAGCTTATCCGCTGTATTTGTGCCATCTGGGGCGATGGTTTCAGAAACATTCTGGGCTATGGTTAAACCAGTTTTAGTCCAAGCCGCATTGTCGAACTCGCTGCTATACTCAATCAGGTTAGTCCGCGCTTCACTCTCGACCAGAAGCCCCTCGTTGACCCACTCAGTGCCATTCCAGACGTGATGCCCACGGCGGGGGAGGTAACGTGCTGCGGTAGTCGTGGGGACGTATGTTGTAGCGGAGGGCGTAGCCCGAGCATCTGCCGGAACGGCAACCATGCCGCCGAGGTCGGAGCGGTAGTGATGAAATCCGTAAATATCAACAGCATCACCAGAGGTGCTTATGGACAGACCAACGTAGTAATTAGCCGCATAAGTGCCACTAACAGTAAAAGACTGCCAGTCAGATGTCACAGAGATTTCTGAGAGAGTCAAAGCCCCAACATTATACAGTCTGATAACCCCAGTTCCAGAACGGCGGCGGACCCAAACTGTGGTTGTTCTGCCAGAGGAATCGGCCCCAGAGTTAAAAAGTCTCCTAATAAACGCCCCATTTCCAGTCGCAGTTATGGTCGTTGCATTACTCCCCGAAAAGGGATCAGCTACGCCGAACAATGTGCTTACGCTCCCCCTATCAGTCCACGAGCCAGCCGAAAAATCCTCACTATACGTCAGAAGGTTATGCGGTGCCCACTTCAGCAGGCCATCGCTATCAACCATCGTGGCATTGCCATCACGGGCGTGGGTGATGCTGGAGTCGAAAGTTGACGCTGTGCCCCCAGTACGATAGTATTCGGAGTCAAAGTCGAAGACTAGGGCGGGTGAGAAGCCCCCTACGGCATATGCGTCAATAACAGCAGCACTGCCCATCAGCTCGTGCCAACGGGACAGGCCAGACCGGATGCCAAAGGGGCTGCGCATTAGGCGTGATCCACCGTAACCAGAGCCTTGCGGCCGTTGAGGGGCGTGGCAAAGACGCGATCGGCGCCAGCCTCGGACGACAGATTTGCAACCGCGATGCGGATCTCACCGTAGTTGTTCTCGCCGTCCGGCGTCGAGTGATACTCGTAGCCGCCATCCGACAGTTCCGACGGAGCAGAGCCCGTCGTGCACCGGACCTTGATGGCACCAGTGCGAACTTGAAATGTAATCGTCGTCGCGTCGCTGTTGGTCAGCTCCGTCCACACACCGGGTAGGCATGTGACGGTTTCCTGATTCCGGGCCATGGGTTAGTCCTTCTTGCGCTTGCGCTTCGGCTTAGGAGCCGTCCACGCCTCGTCGACGTCCGGGGTGGCCGGATCGTCCGCTTGGAACTTGCCGTCGTCGGCACGGGCGCGTGTTACCACGACGCCCCGCCGGGCAAGCTCCTCTTCACTCGCGGGTTGCCATTTCATGGCTCACCTCACGCTGCAGCGATGGCGGTGCCGGCAGCCGAGATCCAATCCGTTCCGTCAGAGACAGCGACAGTTGGGGCGCCAGCCAGACCGTTGGACACGTAGATGATCGTGCCAGTCAGACCGGTGGCCGCGGGTGCGGTGGCGACGGTGAAAGTGGGGAGTTTGATGTCACCGATGAAGCCGTTGGTCGACGTTACCGGTCCGGAGAATGTGGTCGAAGCCATTGCTCGATTCCTTCTACACAAGGGTTCGCCGTGCAGTCTGTGTAGCGTCAGGTAGGCGTCCTGTCTGCATGGCTAGATTTTGCCTGCAGTGAGGATAGCACGGTGGACTCACCATGTCCACGGTTACAAAAAAGGCCCGCCGAAGCGGGCCTTTCGTCTGGGAAGCCTGCGCGATTAGGCGCCGGGCGAACCATACATGCCGAGCGGATCGGAGGTGCCGAAGCTGTAACGCTCACGCGCTTTGTAGCGCACGTTGCCAGAATCGAAATCGCCTTCCATGGCAGTCTGCATCGCCACGCGGACGAAGTGCTTCATGCCGTTCGGGACGTCCGTCTTGATGAACCATGCGTCACTATCGGTCAGATAATGGTTCACGGTGTAGCCTTCCGGAATCGCACCCATGACACGCAGCGCGTTGGTGTCATTGTCAGCGGTACCGGTCCGCAGCTGGGTTTCCAGCAGACGGGTGGCAACAAACATCAGCGCCGGCGGCACGATCAGTTTACGCGGACGGGCTGCAATCAGCAGACCGCGCTCGTCAGTGTAGCCAGCGATGTCAATGACGGACTGCTCGAGAGAAGTCTCGTTCAGGTCGGCATCAACTGCGGGACGGTTCGAGTTCACGTTACCCGAAACAGTGGGGTGCGAAGCGTTGAACAGGCTCACACCGTCCCCGGACAGGAACGTGGCGAAGCCGGTGTTCAGCAGCGACGCCGCCTTGACCTGCTTGGTGTACGCCATCGCGCGTGCCAGCGCTTTGGTGTAACGTGCCGACAGCGAGTCGTACAGGTTGTCTTCCATCGCCTCTTCGGTGATCGAGAAACCCATTGCGACCGTCTCGTGGCTGTAACGAGCGGTGAAGGCTTCCTGAGCCGTGTCGTAGGAGATCGACTGACCTTCGGACTTTACAGGTGCCGCGCCGAAGCCCGACAGCTTAACTTCCTCCTCGAAGCTACGCTCCGAGTTCTCAGTGTCGTAGATTTCCGCATGCTCGTTCTCGTACTTGTTGTACTCGAGGCCGAACAGTGCGTTGAGGCCGGGAAGGAGTTCCTTAAGGGCCTGTGCGCGAGAAATAGTAGCCATTCACTGACCCTCCTTAAACGCCAAGCGAGTTGTCGTAGGCGTGGACCCCGACGTTCAGCTTGACAATGAACTCCGGATACGCGTCGGATTCGGTACCTTTGACGATGTCAACGATACGAACTGCCAGCGTGGCGGTAGCCGCGATGCTTGCACCATTGGTGCCAACAACGAGGTTCATGCCCGAGTTACCGGTCGACGTGCTGCCCGCGGTACCAAAGCCCAGAGCGGCGTTTTTGCCGATGGCGCCCGGCCAGCCGGAGCCAGCAGTTCCCGAGTTGAACGTGCCCAGTGCTGCAGTGCCCTTGACTTGGAACAGAGCTGCAGGATCGTCCATCACCTTGACCCACACATCGGTGGCGCCGCCAGTGACAAGGTTCGCCGGCAGGAAATGGTTTTCCGTGGGCTGGCCCTCTGCGTTTACGTAGCGAGCGCCAACGCAAACACCAACGATGCCCGGGGTCGCATCCGCGGACGTGGCCGGGATTTTTACAGCGACAGGGGTGGAACCGACAGCCGCGGGCTGACCGGCAGAGCTAAGAACGACGAGATCACCGTTGAAAATAGCTGCGGCGTTGTTTGCCGACACCTTATATTCACGGATGGTCCCACCGCTGAACGGACGACCGCCGATCGCTTGGATCGCGCGGAGGCCGTAGGGAGTGGCTACAGTTGCCATTGGTCTCTCCTAAGAACGGGTTTCAAGGTAGCAAGCATCACTTGCCGAAGTTTGTCTGGCGAGTTGATCGCTCCGGACGGAGAACAGGCATGCGAGGGTCGGATTCACGCAGATAGTTGTTGTCCACGGCTTCCATCTGGGCTTGCGCCTCTTGGAGCTGACCTTGGATACGGTCATCTGCGATTTCCTCGGGGACGCTGCACAGTAGCAGACCACCGACCTCGATATTCCCTTTGAAGCGAGAACCAACATCGGAAAGAACTTTGAGTTCAGGAAAATCCTCGGCCTTGACCGGCACATATCCTTCACGGAACCGGCGGGAGACATTCATGTTATCCAGATTGCCCAAAGATGAGGTGCGAACCCAACGGAACTTGAGTCCATCGCGCGGTTCGGGGGCAGGGATAACTGATTGACGCTTCCACGTGGACTTGCGTTGCGTTGCTTCGCGTGTCGTCTGGGTGCGTGGGGTCCGATCAACCATTGGTCTTTTCCTTCATGAGTTGCGCCGCGTATTGCTCGGGTGTCAGTCCAAGGCGCTTGGCGAGAGCCACCGCAGACTGGGTGAGGACGATCTTGCGTGGTGATTTCGACGAACGTGCCGCCGGGGCTACCACGGATCCAGTCGAACGTGCCGGCGTCTTCACCTCTTGTTCCGGCTCGTCAAACTTATCGGGGAACGTGCGGCGGACCGCAGCGTCTATCTCATTGTAATACGTTTCACTGTTTGGATCAATGCCGCTCTTTACGAGCCTTTCATGCACCCCAAACGCGTAACCCGTCATCTCGGTGTCCGTCTGGAACCAAGGATTGTTTTGTGCCCACTCCAGCGCACGCTGAGGTGGCTTTGGGACCTGCGGGGAGGACGCAGGGGCAGCTGCCCGCGCGGCCGGAGTGGACTCTTCTGCCGCCGGCGGCTTGTAGCTCGACAGGCGGTACATCTCGTTCTGGAGCTCGGTGAGCTTGGTCTGAGCCTCAAGCATGGAATCGGCGTCACCCGCCTCGTAGGCCTGCTTGAATTTGGCCTTGGCGCTCTCCAGCTGCGTCTCAACGCGGGCCTTGGCCTGCGTGACAACAGCCCCCTGACCATCGGTCAGGCGCTTGCGCATCTCATCGACTTCGCGCTTCTGAGCTTCCGCAAAGCGGATGGCTTCCTCACGGATGCGCTCCGCTTCTTCCTTGGCACGACGCTCCTCGTGGAACTCGTACTTCAGCTTGCTGATGCGCTTTTTAACGCTGTCGCTGTAGCTTTCGAGCTCTTCGTCCTCTGGGACGTCGGGCGCGGCGCCCTCGGGGCGTCGCGGTTTGCCGCGGTCTTGCGAAGGAGTATCGTCCTCGATTTCGACTTCAAACTTGTCGTCGTCGATCTCGACTTCAAAATCGTCATTTTGTGCTTTGTTCATGCTCGGCTATACCCGCGAGGGTCCTCCACTACAGCTTCGACAGTATCGTCATTGATGATGCGGAACTCTTTTCCCGTCACCTTGAACCGGGTGCCCGAATACGAGCGGAAGATGATGAAATCCCCCTCTTTGCACCATGGGCCTTCCGGAAATTTTGTCGGATCGGAGTACGCTTCGGCACCGATCTTGATGACATAGCCGATGATCGACGCCGTCTCTTCCATCTGTTTAAGATTGTCGGGCATGAAAACACCACCCTCGGTCTTTTCACTGACTTCAGGAACGGCAATCAACAGCTTGTACCCTACGGGTTCCGGAAGCTTAGCCTTGAGGACTTCGTCCTCCACTTTGTTTGCGGTATACATCTCTACCTCTGCAGTGGTTTTCGGCCCACAGTTGCCGTGCGCGGCCAATCCGCGAATGTCGAACAGCTTACTGGTCCATAAACCGCTTTTCTAGTTCCTTTATCATCTCTTCGATATCAACCAGCGTGCTGTGCTTCACTGACACACGCAGGTAGTCTTCGTAGCTTTTGGCGCCGCCCTGCATGAGGTGGTCCACCAAAGGCTCCTTTTCCTCGCGCAGGCGTCGGTACAGGATCTTAAATAGACTCTCTTCCATTATTCACCCTCGCCCCCACGCTGCATAAGGCCTTTTACAGCCTCTTTGGACAGCTCTGTACCAGCCTTCATGGCCTCGCGCGTCTCTGCGCTGTTGTTTGCTGCGATCTGCGTGGCCATGCGGACACCAACGCGGGCTCCTTCACGCTCGTCCTCAGAGGCGATACGTTCGCGCTGAACCTCGATCTGTGCCGTTTTGTTGGCCATATCGAGCTCAAGCTTGGCCTTCTCCAGCTGCATCTCGTGCTCGGCGATCTTTTCCTTGAGCGCCTGTGCCCGATCCTTGATCTCCAGCTCTTTCATCTGAATCTGCGTCAGCGGATTCTGGGCCTCCTGCTCAGCCTGCTGTTGCGCAGCCTCTGCCTGATTGTTCTGCAGCAGCTTCTGGGCAGCCATGGCTGTCGCTTGCGACAGCTGAACCTCAATGTCTTCCGGCATGGGCTCATCTTCAGGTGGCAGGGGCACGCCAAGCTGCTTTTCAAGCTCTTTGCGGTACTGGAACGCCACGTGCTCAGTGATGTGGGCCATCATGGCAGAGCTTATCGCCGCGGCAAACGGAGACTGGCCGACGATCTGCTGCAGTTTCGGGTCCTGCATCGCTGCCATATGGACGGCTATATGAGCCTCATGGTCCTGATACAGGAACGCCTTGACGGGCTCTTGCTTCAGAATCGCCATGTTCTCGCTCACCGGGTCTTTCGGAGCGATGTCTTCAGGCAGCTTGATGATCTGGTCAGCGTCTTGGATGCCCATGACCTCCAGCATCTGCCGGTGGAGCTTACCCATGTCGTAGAGCTGAGGCGCCTGCTGCGCCAGCTGGAGCGCAGCCTGATACTGCACAATGCGCTGCGCCATGCTGGAAGCGTTCGGATCAGAGACTGGGATGACGTCAACAACCTTGGCGTTGAAGTCCTCCAGACGGCTGAAGTCACCAATGACCTCGTACTTGTACTCGTCCGGCATGAAGTCGTGCACAACCCGCGCGAGGATGCGCAGTTCTTTGTGCATCGCGGCGTGCATGCGGGCCTGAACACCCGACATGACCTTCATCGACCGTTCCATCAGCGCCAGCGTGGTGCCAACGGGGGCGTTTGCGCTCATGTCGCCAACTTGAATGTCGGCCACAGAACCGATCCGGCGGCCTTCGTCCACGATGTTGCCGAGCAACTGATAGAGAACGCCCGACGGCTCTTTGAACGGCAGTGGGAAGATGTTGTCGCGGATGGCGCCGCTCGCCACATCGACGTCCCTGAACTCGCCCGGCGTGAGCGGACCGTTGTCACCCTTGATGCGCATGCCACGGGTCTTGAGACCGGCCGGCAGGTTTGACAGCGTGCCGGCGTCGACCAGCTGGCGCATGATGGATGTCGCCGACTTAGCAAGGCCACCGATGAGGTGAATCAGGCCCGTGCCGTAGAACCCCAGACCCGGGAGATACGAGTAGTGCGTGAAGTGCATGCGTTTGCGCTTCTTGTCGTCCTCTTCGTACCAATTCTTGCGGATGGACAAGATCGTCCGCGACGTCAGGTCGATCGTCACAACATATGGGCGTGCGATGCCATCGGGATCGGCGAACGGCTCGGGCAGGTCAATGTCGACGTGCATCTCCAGCAGGGTGCGTCGGTCGTCGTCCGACAGGGAGACCTCGCTGCCCTCCAGCTCGTCGTATTTCTCCTGAATATCGCTACTTTCGGCCGAGGCCTCGGGCAGGTCCACGTCGCGATAGAAGCCGCTCACCTGAAGCTTCAAGACCTCGTTGGGGTCCTTCTTCATGATGTGCGTGTATCGCGGGCAAGACTCGAGGTTTGACGCCCCGTAGGCGATGATGAAGTCCTCGGCCGGCACGAAGGCCGACACCGGGCGCTCAAGCAGGGGGTCGTAGTAGATCTTTTTGAACGCGGAGCCTGCCAGCGGCAGACGGAACGTCATCTGCTCCATCTCGTCGCGATACTCGACCATCTCCTCAGTGATGAGGTAGTTCAGTTCGTTCTTGACCCGCACAGACTGCTCGAACTTCTCGCGCGTCATCTTGCCGACGATCTTTGTGTTCACAGGCCCGCTGGCGGGCATCAGCTCGCTCATGGCCTGCGCTTGGAACCGCACCACAGCCTCAGCCAGCATGGGGTGAAACACGCCCGACGCCCCCTGCCACGGGATTGTCCGGTCCTCGATCTTCATCCCCAGCAGGTCGAGACCTTTAATATACGCCTGCGCCCACTCCTTGCGGCTGGACCGGTCAGACATGAACTCGTCAACGAGGTCGGCGGCCAGAGACTCCAGCTCGGAGTCCTCAAGAATTTCGGCGAAGTTCATGTCATGCGGCGCGTCGACGACCTCGGTGTCATCGTCGTTGGACAGATCATCACCAAACTCAATGACAATCTCACCATCCTCGGTGGCCATCTTAGTGATGTCATCACTATCTGGCATCTCAAACTCGAGTTCCTCGAGATCCGGGTTGCCTTCGATGTCGATATCGAACGGCGTCATATTTTTAGTCACGGCCATCTCGGGGTCTCCTGCGGAGTTCGCGCTGTCGCGGCACTATAGCAGCGGTGATGTGTCAATAATAGCCCTCCCGCATGGGCAAGCTATACTCAGGCTCGTCAATCTCATCAGAGGGCAGCACGATGAAGCCCCCTTGGCGGAACCGCAGCAGCGCCATCACTGTGGAGTCGACGTGGTCGTCGTTTGATCCAAACGGGAACGCCGCAACCTCTTCAACGACCTCCTCGGCCCAGCGCCGGTCGGGCACCCACACGAGGCCCGACGACAGAATGTCGGCCACACTGTTCAAACGCGCGATCTTGTCACCGGTGCCCCGGTGCGGAGTGTACTCCTGAATCGGCAGTCCTGTGCGTCGCAGTTCCTGATATAGAGCCACGCCCGCGGACTTCTTTTCAACGATGAAGGAGTCGGGCTCCCACTCCTTATATATGTCGAGCGCAACGCGCTTCAGCTCTGGGAACTCAAACCGGTCCTTTATGGCGTGCAGGAGGATGAGCTGATGGTAGCCCTCCTCCTCATTCATGAACACACCCCACAGGGTGAGCGATGTGTAGTCCGCACGGTTGTGGGTCTCTGCCGCGGCGTCCATCGAAGCAATAATATAGTCACATGGCGGGGGCTGGTCCCGCAGCCATGTGCGCCACCACTCACGCTTGACGATCGCAGCCTCTTCGGCCGTGGGCTGCTGCTGATACTGCGCATTCCACTGGAACACCGGCATGGAGGCCTTGGTGCGCAGCAACGCCGGAATATCGAAAAACTCAGGCCAGAGGGCCCGCTCTGTTTTTTCACCCGTATCCGGGTCCGTCACAGTGAGGATGGCCGGAAACTCGAACACCTCGTACTGGTCCGCGTCATCATTCTTGGCCATGTCGCCGACAACACGCCCGATCAGGTCCCCCTGATGCCATCTTGTATGGACGATCGCCACGGCGCCGCCCGGCATAAGACGGGTCCGTGCACCAAAGGTGAACCACTCGTAGGCCTTGTCGAACACGCCATAATTGCCGTTCAGGATGTCCTGTTCCGAGTGCGGGTCGTCAACAAGAAGCAGGTGGGCACCGCGGCCGGCCAAGGCCGAGCCAACACCCGCGGCGAAGAACTCTCCCCCGTGGTTTGTGTTCCAACGCCCGGCACTCTTGCTGTCGCTGGCCAGATGCACGTATGGAAACACCTCGCGATACGCATCTGTGGCGATCAGGTTTCGAATCTTCCGGCCGAAGTCCACGGCGAGATCTGTGGTGTGAGACACCAGCATAACCTTGTGGGACGGGTTCCGCCCCATATACCATGCAGCGTAATATATGGAAACCAGCTGAGACTTGCCGTGACGGGGTGGGATGGACACGCATATGCGGTCCTTGCGTCTGGCTTCAATGTCTTCAAGCAGGTCGGCGAGGCGCCTGTGGTGACCACCCACCTTATAGTCGCTCTGCATGTGGCAGCAGAAGGCGATCAGATCATCACGCAAAATCTGCAACCGCTGGCGCTCTGCGAGATCACTGACGATCGCGTCAAGCTCTTCGAGCTCGGCAGGGTCGAGGCTGTCGACGTTTTGCAGGAGTAGGTCGATCTCTTCTTGGCTGAAGGCGCCGTCAGGCATCCGAAACCTCGGCGTCGATGATATCGTCACCTTTGGGCGTCACGTCTTTCAGACGTGTCAGCTTTTCACGCAGGCGGGCTCGCAGATCGTCCGCTGTCTGGTGCGTCACCGTCACTTCGCTGCGCTCTGTGAAGAGGCCCACATCAGTGATCTTGCCAAGCAGCTCCAATGCACGGATGCGAATGCGTGGGTCAGGATTCTCCGTCTCCTGCACGAGCTTGTTCATCACAAGATGGCGTACTTGGACCGAATCTTTGACGATTTCATGGCCAAATCGCTGCAAAATCTCGGCTGTCAGCAGGACCGCAGCAGGGGGCATCGCGCCCAAACGGGCCGGAGTGGCCGCCAAAGACGTCGATGTTGGGTCTTTCGCATAGGCAGATGCCAGCCCCGCGGCGTTCTTTTTGTCATCTGGTGTGGATGACAGGTCAAGACCATGCTCCGCCAGCAGGCGCGCAGCGTTTGCAGCGGCCTTTGCATTGCGGATGAGGTCCTGTTGGCCCGCAAGATCGTCTTTGGCGGGCACAGGAACGCCGGAATTTACATCAAGGTGCAGTGCCATAACGAAATCGTACCACAGGGGGTGTGTTTTAAGCAAGGGGGCCTGTTTTGTATTTGAGGGGGTGGGGTGCTGCAGTGCGGCATTATTTTTGAAGGGGGTGGGGGTCTATTGTTTAGCGAAATAGTCGGAAATGCGGTGTCGTTTGAGCGGTATAATATGTATAGAGCGCGAGGCCCGGTGGCCTGTCGCGGGGGGTGCCCC